AGCTGCTGTAGGCCCTGCGCGAGCGCCGTCTGAAGCATCCGGCGCAATGCGGGATGCGCGTAGCCGCTGGTGCCTTGGGGGGCGCCACCGGGCATCAGTAGCGGTCGGACTGCATGTAGTAGGAAGCGGGCCGATCGTAATCGAGCAACTGGCGCTCCAACACCGCCGCTCGCTGCTTCACGTCGCCGACCGTGCCGGGGTCTGCCTCGTCCGAACCATAAAGGCTCGACATGCGCGCGGCGAGGCCGAGGTACATCGCCTCCAGCCACACGTCGGGTACGTCGATCGGGTCGCTCGGTTGGGTAACCGTGTCGAGCACGCGGCCATAGCTGTAATTGAGCACGGTGGCGACCTTCGTCACCGGCCACAGGAACAGCGTTACCGCCGACGTGCTGAACCGCAGCGCATAGACGGACGGGGTGCCGGTGACCGCCTTGTTCGGCAGATCGGCGTAATCCGACCATTCCCAGCGCTGCATTGGGCGCTCGTAGCCCTGCTGCGCGATGCAGCGGACGCCGGAGACATCGGTCGGGCGCGGCTGGAGCACGACGCGATCGGTGCCTGCCAGTACGCTGATCGTGCCTTCCTCCTCGTTCCACGGCGACACGCCCTTCGCCGCCCAGCTTTTCAGCATGGCGTTGAGGCGCACCAGCCCATCGGCAAGGTCGGCCGCGTCGGGTGCCTCGTTGCCGGCCAACACCTTCAGCTCGCGCAACGCCTGCACCACGATCTCACGCGCCGTCAGAATGAACGGCGGCGCTGCGATGATCGGGGCCGCATCCATCGGCGCGATCAGCGTGGTGAGCATCAGATCAGGCCAAGCACCGTCGCGGTGGTGCCTGTCGCGCGGACATATTGCGCGCCGAACGGAAGCGTCGTCCACGCGGGAATGCCGGTAAGCGTCACGTCAGCCGTGCTGTTCGGCGAACGGTAGACGAGGTTGCCGGTGGCCGTGACGAACAGGGCGTTCGGCTGCTTCGGCAGCGCTGCCGTGTCATTCGGCACGATCACGAACGAGTCTTTCGCCGGTCCCTGCCGGGCCAGTGACGCTTCGGTTGCGGCGCCGGCCGGTAGAGGTTGTGCCGACAGCGTCACCGCGACCGACCCGTTCAGCTTGGCGAGCACCGCCGCGAGCGTGGTCTGCGTGGCGAAGTCCACCGCCGTCCCGTCCGCCTTGGCGACGAGCGAAAGCTGGACATGCGAACCATCGCCAAGCTGGACGGTCGCGAACTGCGTGCCCGCCCCGAAGGGGGTTGTTACCGACATGATCCGTGTCCTTTCACAGCCGCGCGCGCTGCTCGGCGACGGTCAGGGTGACGTATTCCTCGGGTGGCTCCGGGCGGGCGTTCGGCAGCGGCACGCCCTCCGGCTTGAGATGCGGCGGCTTGGCGAGGTCGGCAGGCTTGGGATCGAAGCACGGATCACAGACCATATAGCCGTCCCACTCCTTGCGGAGCTTGCGCAGGCGGACCTTGAAGCCGCATCGATCGCAGATGGCCCATGGTCCAAGTCCGAACATGCCGCCTCCGAAACAGGCGGGGTCGCTTATCGCAGCGGCGCGACCCCATGCCGCTCGGGAGAAGCCGGTGGAGAGGGGAAGCCCCACCGGCCGTTGCGATCAGGCGCCCGGATTGCCGAAGATCGCCTTCCAGTCGGCGAAGCCTGCGGAATACCGCTCGCTCGCCTTGGCCTTGGCGTTCTCGGTCTCGAAGTCCTCGTCCTTGGCGAACTCCAGCGCGCGCCGCTGGTAGGAGATCAGCCCCTCGTCCACGTCCGTCTGGAGGAACCAGGCGTCGTTGTCGGTGAGGTAATGGTTGATCACCACCTCGGGGATGATGCCCATCGAACGCAGCGCGTTGATGTCGTTGTTGTTGCCGCCGGTGCGCAGCTCGGACTTGAGCAGGCGGGTGGCATTGAACGCATCGGCCGGAGAGATGATCAGCCGCTTGATGCCGAGCTGGATCGGAAGACCGCGTGAATCGGTCGCCGCCCAGATCTGCTTGGCCGCATCCTCCAGCGCCGCTTCCGACAGGTCGGCGGGGGTGAGGAGGTTGGACTTCGCGCCGGCGTCGGTCGGGTGCGCGTTCGACACCAGAGGCTGACCGTCGCCGCCGATCGAACTCGGGAGGCTGGTGTCCTGCATCCGGTTGAGCACGTTCGCATGCACGATCTCCTTGGTAACCCACATCGAACGCGAGAGTGCGGCGGTGCGGGCGGTGGCGATCTGCTGGTACTGGTTGTCCTCGATGGCCTCGCGCGAGACGATGTAGCCGAGCGCGTAGGTGACGTGGGTGAAGCGGCTGCGCGGCCCTTCGTTGTCCACGTCATAGGCGATCGAGGCGCCTTCGGCCTTGGTCTGCGCGAGACCGAAGCCGACGAGACTGCCGATCTCCTCGTAAGCCTTGTCCGACGTGCGAACGTCGAAGATCTGCGTGTATTCCTTCGGGAAGCGGTCGTAGCTCATCCCGAACCAGGCCTGGATGCCGGGCCACAGAGCCGAAGGATGGGTTGCGCGGGTGATCAACATCGGTCAGCCCTCCTTAGGCGATGCCGGTCGAGCCGGCGGCTGCCGTCTCGGTGGTCTGGTTGATGCGGACGAGCCAGTTGGCGTTGGTCCCGAACGCGTTGTCCGGGCGCTGCACGAGGCCGACGAGCCGGACCTGAAGGCCGGCGGTCACCGCCTTGGTCGAGCTGTCGAGCATGAAGCCCGACTTGCGCGTGTAGGGATTGCCGTTGCCCGCGACGAGGTTGGCGTTGAGGCCGGCATCGGCTGCCGTCATCGCGCCGTTCTCCTGCACCTCGTACAGAGCGTCCGGGTCGTGCTCGACGAGGACGTAGCAGTCGGTGGAAGCGGCCCGGTAGCCGTTCGTCACGATCGTGCGGTCGATTGAGAAGCCGACCACGACGCCCGTGATGAGGCCGGTCGCGCCGGCACGAGTGACGGTCGGGACGCCGTTCGCATCGGCCGAGCCTGCCAGGATGACAGGGTCGCCGATGTAGAGCGGGGTCACGTCGGATGCGGGAACGAAGTAGCGATCGGTGCCGTCGTTGTAGCCGGCACTCATCGCGTGACGGATCGGCTTCAAGCCGAAAGCGACATTCGCGTTTGCCATGAGGGTTGCCCTTGCTGGGGCTTACCCTGCGGCACGGCCCCGGTTGATGGAGTTGCCGGCACCGGCGTAGGAGACGCCGCGCAGGCTCGATTCCGCGTGAGCCGAGTCTTTCTCCATCGCCCGCTCCTGGTTCTTGCGAGTGGCCTCCTTCTCGGCGGCGTCCTCGCGAACGAAGTCCTTGGGCTTGGAGTGGAGCACGGCGTAGACCGGCTGACCGTCCACCGTATCGACCTTGACCGGCGGAACTCCGTCCACCTTGTCCCAGTCGTTGCGGTGCATCTGGTCGAGGCGACGCTTGATGTCGTTCGCCCAGTAGAAGTCCCGGTCCGGGTGAGCAGCGAGGATTTCCGGCGGCACGGCAAGGTTCATGCTGTGCGTGGCGTCGAGGCTGCTATCGCGGCGACGGCGGCGCTCCTGCTGCTCGTCGGCCTGACGGGGCTGTCTGCCGCGTCCTGTATCGGTCATCCGACCTACTCCTTACCTGTTTAGTAGAGAAAAGGGGTTGCGGTCAAGCGGCTTTGCCCTGCCCCGCCGCCGACCAGTAGCGCTTGGCGAAGTCGTCCTTCGTGCCGCCCACCCGGCTGATCACGCTGTTGCCCATCGACTTCGCTTCGGCTGGAAGGTCATCCCAGCCCTTCGTGCGCGATTGCGGGGCAGCGGACCGGCTTTGTGGTGCGGCGACGGCCGGCGGGGCCTTGGCGGGCATCCTTGCGGCATCCGGGAAGTGCTCGGGGAAGCGGCGGCGAACGGCTGCCTCGGCAGCGGCAAGCTGATCGGACACCGACGCGCCGGTTGCCCCCAAGCGACCCGCTTCCGCAACCGCCACCGCACGCGCTGCCGGATCGCTGTTGAACCAGGTGTGCCGCGCGATGAAGTCGTTGACCGTCGCGTCGGGTGTAACTGGCGCTTTCGCATCCAACTGCGCGGCTTCCCGGCTGATCGTGCGAACTGCGGCCGTGTCACCCTCCTCGACGGCGCGATCGAGGCGCGCTTCAAGCTCGGCCTTCTGCTGCGCGAGCCGATCCGCCATCATGTCGGCGGAGGTGCGGGTTAGTGTGTCAAGGGTCTGGCGAACGCTTCTCAGCTCGCCCTTGACCGTCTTCGTGATCTCGCGGCCGGCCTTCAGGAACGACGAGGCGTCCTGCCACTTGTCCTGCTCGCCGCGCCACTGGTCCTTCGGCGACCAGCCCAACTCGGCCGCGATCTTCTCGACCTCGTTGAGCGCAGGCGCGTCCTGTTGCTCGACAGGCGCCGCGCCGTCCTGCTCGACAACAGCCTCGCCCTGCTCTCCCCCGAGTGCTTCTCCCTGAATATCCATGCGCCGCTCCGTCAGCCGGCGATGACAGCGAGCTTGTGGCCCGGCTGCACCGCGATGTCATAGGGGTAGTTGAGCGTGGTGAGGTGCGTGGACGCACCCGAGCCACCCGCCGCGACGACCGCCGCCGTGGGGGCCTCGCCGACCGCGATCCAGCACGCCACGTCGGTGGTAAGCCGAACGTAATGCGTCTCGCTTGCAAAGGCGTTGGGCGCGACCACGCTCGACGCACCGATCGCCACCTGCTGCACGGATGCGGCGGGCGGGTACATCGGCACCGGCGCGCCGAAGCGGCCCGTCTCGCGGAACTCCTCGATCTGTAGCTGTGCCATGTCAGGCCGCCTCCACTTCCGCGATGATGTCCTTGTCCTTGACGACGCGGTACTTCGTGCCGCCCTGGTCGATCAGCGACCCGGCGTAGCGCCCGAACAGCACCTTCGCGCCGACAGCCGGAGGCGAGGCATCACCCGGCCACTCGGCGTAGCTGAAGGCGTGCGGCGACATGGCCGCAATCGTCCCGCGCTGCGCCGCCTGCTTCAGCTTGTCGGTATGCTCGTCGGGCAGGATGATACCGCCGGGGGTGCGCGTCTCGACCTCGTCGGGCACGATCACGACGTTGTATTCGAGTGGCTTCAGCGGGCAATCAGGCACGGTTCGCCTCCAGCAAGTCGTCATAGGTGGCCTCGGCCATCGCGAGGAACGTGTCGGAACGGGTGCGCAGCTCCTGGAGCCACGCTTGCGACGCCGCGCCGTTGTTCCAGCTTGCGTCGTGCCATGCTCGTTCCTGCTCGTCGGCCTTGGCGACGAACGCAGCCATGACCCATTGCGTCGTCGGGTCCGCGCGCCACGCGGCGAACTCCTCGGGATCGGGTGCGGTCACAGCGCACCCCCGAGCTTCATCCCCGTATCCACCGCTAGGTCGTGCGTTGCGACCACGGTGTTGTCGGTCAGCGCCGCGACATGCCCGGCCTGCGCGTCGGCATGACGAGCCTTGGCGACGTTGAGCGCAGCCTGCGATTGCTTGGCCTGCATCTCTGCGATCATCGCCGGGTTCGGCCCCTGCGGAGCCGGGAAGAACTTCTCGATCTCCTCCACGTCGAGCGCCTCCAGGGTCCGCTTGGCGACCTCGCGTGCATCGAGTGTGCCCGGTGGCAGGCCGGCGTTCACCTGCATGATCGCCTGCGCCCGTCCCGCCTTCTGCATCCGGGTGACGCTGGTGGGATCGCTCACCGGCCGAATGTCGAAGTCGCGCTGGTTGAAGTCGCGGTCGAAGTCCGCCGCAGGATCGTCGAGCACCGCCGTATAGTCCGCCGCGGCCCGATCGCCGCCGTAGCGCGACAGGTTGTCGTAGAGGAGCGTGAACTCCTCCTTCAACGCGCGGTAGATGCGCTTATAGATCGCGGTGAACACCTGAAGCCCCTGCTCGATCAGCGCGAGCGTGGTGCCGACCTGACCTTGGTTGGAGGCGTCGCCGGTGATCACATCCTTGACCGACGAGATGTCCTTTGCCGCGCCGAGCATCATTTCGAGGATCTGGAACGTGATCGGCGAGGGGCTGGGGAACGTCCGCTCGACGATGCCCTGGCGGATGTCGATCCCGCTCGCGCCGTCCACCGTCTTATACTCGCCGGGCGCGAACCGCAGCCGCGACCCACCCGAGCGCTGCAACCGCAATCCCGACGCGATGAAGCCGCCGCCCGCGACCTGCGCCGTCGCCGCGTCCACCATCTGGTTGATCGAGGTGTTGATCACGTCGCCGATCGGGCTGAGCAGATGCCCGAGGCCGATGCCGTAGAACTTGCCGCCGGGGTGCGGAAAGAAGTCGTACTTCACGAAAAACGAGCGCCGCTTGATCTCGGCGACCGTCGCGCCGTCCGGTGCCATCTTCAAGTCGTCCGCACCGAACGCCGCCTCGATCCGCAGCACCTCCTCGCGCGATTGATCGACCGTGACGATGTAGGGTTCGGGCAGCCCGTCGTCGTCGAGGTCGATGAGCCGGTGCTGCTCCAGCAGCGTGCGCGGTGCCTGATCGTCCTCATCTTCGGGTGACAGCAGCACGTCGCGGTAGAAGCCCGAGCGCTGCCGCACGAGGATGTCATTCGGGAATACGTCCGGCAACACCTCGGTCAGCCGCGGGGCCGTCTCGCAATCCTTCGCTCCCATCGGCGCGACGAGGTTGAGGGCGGGAACGAGCGCCGCCCGCTGCATGCCGGTCCGCGCATCGAACCAGACCTTGCGGAACGCGCAGCCGGCAATGGGCAGGTCCTGGAGAAGCTGGTCGGTGTCCTGCTCCCACCCAGTCATGCGGTAGAACAGCACCGTGTTGAGGTAGTCGCGCACGCGGCCGGCGCGCGCCGCCTTCATGCCCGGTTGCTTGTTCCAGACGGGTTGCGGCTGCCCATCCGGTCCGGGTTGTGCAACCGGCCCCTGCGGACCCATCTGCGGCACCCCGTTGTCGTTGCCGACGACCTTGACCGACACCGCCTCGTCGCCCTTGACGATGGCGGGGTAGGCGCGCGCGGCGAACTGCGTGGCGGCGACCGTCAACAGCGGGTAGCGCACGTCGGACGCGCGATCCCACGGGTACGACTTCTCGCCTTCGCGCTGCTCCTGCGCCGCCGACTTGAACGCCGCCTCGACGATCTCTTCCCACTCGCGGCGGTCGGCCTTGTCGCGCTTATAGTCCTCACACACGTCCTGCCCGATGCGGGCCAGCGTCTCGGCGCTGAAGATATGCGACAGGTCGCCTTCCGACGCCGCAAGCATCGTGATCTTGTCGAGCGGTGCGGGGTCAGCAATCGCGTCGTTGTCCGCGATCAATGCGTCATCAATGCCGTTATCAAGCTCGATCAATGCAAGATCAGGCACAGTCGCCATCAGTATCCCGTCGTGCCGGAACGGCCGTTCTGGTCGGTATAATCCTCATCGTCTTGGTAGACAACATCAACCTGCTCGGCAAACGTCAGCATCAGTGCGTCGGCCCAATCAGGCGACGCCAGACCGCGAGCTTTCATATGCTCCTTCTTCTCAAGCAGGATAGCTTGGTCCTTATCGTAGCTGTATTCAGGCCCGACGAGATCGTCCTTGAGCCGCGTCACGGCTGGGATTGCACCACGCGCCAACCACTCGCGCCCGTTCGTCCACATCTCGGCGCGCTTGTTCGCCGTCTTGACCCGAACGCCGCTTGTCCAGTTCGCTTCGCGCCCCTTGCCGCCGAAGTTGACTTCCATGACGCCACGAACATTGAGTTGCCTAAGCCTATCGACCACGCCAGCACCCATCGCACCAATATCGACGAAGATCGCCCGCGGACGATAGCGGGCGGCCTCCATGGCGATGTCGCCCGCGACCTGCATCGTATCGGCGCCGTGCCAACTCTTCCACGGGCGGGAGCAAGCATCCCTACCCTGCCGAATGGCCAGAACACTGTCGTCATCGCCGAAGCGGGCAACATCGACCCCAAACACCACGGGATCGCTCGGTATTGACGATGGCTCACGAGCTTGAGCGGCTTCCACAGGATCAGACGCAATGAATTGAAGCGCGGAAGCGGACGGAAATTGCCCAAGCACGCGCACTTTCACGATGTCGCTGTCGAGGCCGTAAGTCTGCACCAGCTCGTCGAGATAAGCCTTGTTCGTGCCCTCGACCGTGCGGCTGTCGATGTTGCGGGTTCGCCAAAGGTTGCGGTGCTTGCCGAAGCACTCGCGGAACCGACCGGTCGACTTGGTGGGGTTGCCGCGGACGATCCAGAGGATCTCGGTATCCTCGTCTGTCAGCGCGCCCTGTGCGACGTCCCAGACCTGATCGATGATGCCAGAACCTTCGTCGAACACGAGGACGATCCGCTTACCCTTGTTGTGAAGGCCGGCGAACGCCTCAGTGTTGTTCGTCGACCAAGTAACCGCATCCGCCCGCCATGATCGCTCGTGACCGCCTTGAGTGCTCACCAGCGAAGTAGCGCTCGGTTTGAACCAATCGGACGTGATCGACAGGCCGCGCCATTTCGTGATCTCCGGCCACGTCTTGTTGATGATCTGCGTTTCGGTGTTGGCGGTGACGACTGCGCGGGTGTCCTCGCAGGTGTCGAGCGCCCAGCCGAGCACCATCCCCACCTCGCCTGACTTCCCGATACCATGCCCCGAGCCAACACAATCGCGGAACGGCATATGACGGGTGCGCGGGCTGCTCAGGTGCTCGCGCAGAGCGATGGCTGTTTCACGCTGCCACGCTCGCGGCCCGCTTTCCGGCAACCGCTCCGTTTCCCACGGATAGGCGTAGAGCATATGAGCGAGCGGGTCGTGCGTGAAGCCCGCGATGTCGTGCGCGAGTTCGATACGCGGGTCAGCCTTGGTCGCCATTATCCGCCACCTGAGCCCGTCGCTTTGCGATCAACTCGCTAAGGTCGATGACGTTGACATCGTGATCGGTCTTGTCGCGCCACTCCTCTCGGCGACGGTTTTTCAGCCAGAAGATCGCCGCCGTATCGGAGGGTGGCACATGCTCTACGGTCGGCGTGCGGATGATCACGCCTTCGTACTGAAACACCTTCTCGCTGTCGAACGAGTAGCCGACTGCCTTGCGGTAGAGCGACTGAACGACGCGCTCGTCAGACGCATCCTTGCCCGTTTTTAGGGCCTCGCAAAATTCGGAATGCGTGTGTTTCCAGCGGTAGATGGTGGCTTCGTCGACCTCGAAGAATTGCGCGATCTCGCGGTCGGTCGCACCGAACTGCGCCAGCTTGCGCCCCTGCTCAACGAACTCATCGCGAAAGGATGATGGCCTCCCACGCGCTGGCCTGCCGCTCGGGTTGCCAGACTTGCCCTTCTGAAACGCCATCACGCTTCTCCTTCACCGCAGCCTCAACCGCCTCCCCAAACCCCACACAAACCAGCTCCTTCCCCGACGCCAGCACCCCGCCGCTGGTGAGGCCGGGATACTGCGCGCTGGCGGGGATCGACGTGCCGGGGGTGCGGAGGGACTGGGTCATTCCGCTGCGACCTGCATATCGACGGAGATTCCAATGTCCTCGAGGTCGATATCCTCATCCCGCTCGCCGAACTCAGCCTTGAACCAGCGTTGGTATTCCTCCTCGCTCAAGCCATTCCTGTAATCCACTTGAGACGATGGCGCGGCCGCAGCCTTCGCTTTCCAAGCACCGGCCAAGATACGCGCAATCTCCGCCGCCTCTTCTGGCGTTGGCTCGCGCCGCTGCTCGTCGCGCTTCGGCGCCCTCAGCGTCTCACCGGCACCGGCCAACGAAGCCTTCAGCTCGGCGATCTGCCCTGCGGTGATTGGCTCGTCGTCGACCGGACGCGCCGCCGGGCTCGTGTCATATTGCTTAGCGAGCACCCGCATCCGCATCAGCTTCCACGATCGCAGCGCCAGCGGCTTGACCGCCTCAGCTCGGATTTCGGCCGGCGTCGGGAAGAACTTGCTCGTCTGCGCGACCTTGCGGAACGCGGCCGACAGGATGTCCTCTGGCAGGTCGCACAGCAGCGAGGCGTACACATCAACCTGCTTGTCGGCCTCTTCCTCACTTAGCTTGCCAGCCGGGTAGCAAAGCGCCAGCCCACCGAAGAGGCTCTCAAATCGCTTCATCGACGTGCCCGACATTGCCGCCTGGTGCTCGTCGATCGCGACTGCGAGCTGCCACCGATCCTCCGCGTCGATCGCCGGGAACTCGGCAACCGACATGTCGCTGTCAATCACCCGCTCGAGCTTGGCGGGCAAGGATGGCGCGGACGCGAGGGAGCGACGGTTCAGCCGGTCGGTCGAAGTGAGCTGGCGACCCGTTTTGCCTTGATCGGTCATAGTTTCCCTCGATCACCTTGAGGAGGTTGGTCGGCTTCACGAGCCAGTCGAACGTAAACCAGGAGGGCGGATCAGTGCCGCCGAGGTACGGCGATGCGCGAGCCCGAACGATCGCAGCTTTCCAGCCGTCGAAGCCCTCTTCCCGAAGTCGAGCTCGCATCGCGGTTCGACGGGGGTCGGATGCTCGCTGCACGACGGGCCAGCCGACTGCGGCCGCAGCGTCGTTCCAAGCGGACAGTGCCTCCGCGACGGGGAGCTTATCCGGCTGAGGCGTAGCCTCACTCTTCTTCTTATCTGTATCTTCTCTTCTCTGTATCTGCTCTGGGGCGTTACCCTGCGTTACGTCGTTAAATTGGCTGTTTTCTGCCGATTTAGTGCGAGCACGATGCTCTGCGACGCGAGCGGTGCTGTCGTCTTCGCGCTTAGGCTGTCGCTTATCCCACCCGTTTAAGCGGCCATTTAAGACGCACCGCCCTTCCATTGCGGCCTTAATCGCATCGACATCCGCCTCGCTTAAATCGAGCGCAGCCGCCGCATCCTCGCTGCGAAACCGGCTGACATCGCCACGCTGGTCGGCCTTCGACGCCTCGACCATAAGCAGGCTGAAGACGGCGATGACGTCGCCGATCCGCTGCCCCGACGCGCGCGCGATCACCCGCCACTTAGGGTCGGTCGGCATCTCGTGCCAAAGGCGGCACCAAGCGGTCACTGAGCGGCGCCAATCACCACCACAACCGCCCCGCCCTTGCGCACCTCCCCGAAGTCGCTGATCGGCCGAAACGCGTTGTCGTTGACCCCCAGCGCATCGGCGATCCCGTCGAGATACGCCTTGCAGTTGGCCTGGAGGTTATCGAGGTCGCGTGACCGCTTGTCCGGCGGCAGGAACAGCAGCTTGACCGGGATCGGCACGTCACCCGCGGCGACCCCGATGCGCGCCTCCTTGACCGTCCAGAACGCCAGTTTGCGCGCAGCCTTGGTCGCACGGGCGCGCGTACCGAAATGCGCACGGCTGTTCGGCGAGCACTCGCGCGGGGGCCAAGGCAGGGTGATCCGCACTCGTCAGAACAGCCCGAGCTGCGCGCCGTAGGTTTCGAGCAGTGCGGCCTTTTCGTCGCGTTTGGCCTTCTCGACCGCGCGGAGCTTGATGCACTCCTTGATCGTCGGCACGTCGAACCCGGTCGACTTGGCCTCCGCGAACACGTCCTTCAGGTCGTCCTGGATGCCCTTGCGTTCCTCGATCAGGCGCTCGGCCCGTTCGATGAACAGGCGAAGGCGATCGGCGGTGCTGTCTTCGGCCATGGTGCTGTCCTTGCTGTTGTGTCCGATGGGCGCCGCTCCCGGCTCGGGCGGCGGTATCTCGCCCGCCTCGCGCGCCTTCTCGATCAGCCGCGCCTCGGTGAGGTCGATGCCCGTCTCGGCCGGTGGGATGATCGACGCGGCGCAGGCGTCCTCGATCGACGCACCGGCTTCACGCGCGCGGAGGTAGGTTTCTTGCTGGACCGAGCCGCGCATCAGAACACCACCCAATCAATCAGGATCGGGTCACGCTCCCGCGACCATTCCCGCGCCCGTCGTGTCGCCTGCCCCGCCTTGCTGCGAGCCGCGCGCTCCGCCCTGCCCTCGGCCCGCTTGGCGAGCGCTTGGTCCAGCCGCCGCACCGCCCACATGCGGGTCTGTGCGTCCCGCAGTCGGCGCGCGTGTTCGGGGTCGTCCTGCTCTTGGGGCAAGAAGCCGAGGTGGGTGAGGAGGCGAGCGATCATGCGGCCAAGCGCCCGGGCAGCGTTGCCGCCGTGCGTGCAACAGCGATCAGCAAGTCGCGAAAAGGTTCGGGTGTCCGAGCGCGAGCCTTGTGGTCGAGCAACTCAATGGCGCCGTGCTTGGCGTGCAAAGCTTTCTTCCGGGCCCGCTCCTCAGCGGAGTGATAGCCATGTTCGAGCCGAAGGAACTCGCCTTCGCTTCGTCCCCACGCGAGCATCGGAATGTCGACGTGCGCGGCATAAAGCCACGTCGCCTTACGGGCGAGGTGACCATAGGCGCCCTGCTCGACGCAGCACGTCCACCCACCATGCCAGTCGGCAACAACCCATCCGCCAGTGCGCGGCGGCAGGTTCAAACCGAAGTGCTTCCACGCATAGCTGTCGGCGGGATGCTCTAGAACGCCGCCGAACTGACGAACGGACGCGAGGGCGGCTTGGAAACAGCCGGCGTCGTCGCCCTTAACAAGCCGCTTGCCGGTGCGATTGATGACCGTAGGCGAGCCCGCCCAATACTTTCCCCAACGCTGACAAGGCGGGTGCGCGACCACCGGGTGCGGACCCTCGTAGAGCCGCGCATCGCGCAACTCGTCCCAAGGGTCCACGCCCGGCAAGCCGAAGTAGCAGCCGTTTGTCTCGACATAGAGAGCAGCGACTGTCGTCACGCCACCCTCCGCCATTCGTCCGGCTGCCAGCCCTTCGCTTGCGCGAGCGTGACAACTTCGGCGGTGGACAGTACCCGCGTCCCGACTTGGAACGTGCCAGCGTGCGCCTTACCGATGACCTTGCCGCGATCGTAGACGGGGGAGGCATGGCGCTTCAGGTGCTCGGCTGCGTCGGCAACATGCGCGATCAGGCTGCCGATGCGGACTGCGAGCAGCTCGCGCTCGATCATCTCCCGCGCGGTAGTGGCACCATGGCGCTTGCGGAGTACCTGGTAGAAAGCGCGGCGCTCGGGCGGACACCATGCCAGCCGCTGATTGGTGAGGGTCTGCCCGACCTTGCGACGCACGGCCGGATCAGCGCGACCTTTGTCGAAGTTCTTGGCGCCGAAAGCGTGACCCTGCTGCCGCCGCATCTCGGCATAGGCCGGGTCTTTCATGCGTTCGGCCGTCACGACGATCATCCGCTGCGACATGCGGCGGCGGTACTCGGGATCGGCAGCCCGGATGCGAAGCTGTTCGAGCTTCTTGGCACGGAATGCCGGGTCCGCATTGAGCCGGCGCAGCGTGCATGATCGGCAGGTGCGGGCTTCCCGGCACTGGCACTTGCTGTTCCGCGCGTAGGTGGCGGGGTCCGCGATGTCGGCGAGGGTCGAGGTCATGCGAAGAACCCGCCCGAAATCATCACGAACATGCCGATCGCGAAGCCGACGAGCGCGAGCGGGAAGCTGTATTCCGACCGCGGCTTGCCGTGCAGCATGGCGGCAAAGATCAGGTTCAGCACTGAGACGATGAACATCGTCCATTGCGGCCAATGCCAGTGTCCGGTGTCGAACATCACGCCACCGCCTTCAGCGTCAGCCGCTCGCGAAGCCCATCGAGCACCTTGCCCGCGTCCTCGATCAGCGACCGGCGCTGCGCCAGCTCGACATCATCGAACACGCCGTCATCCGCCGCCGCCTCATGCAGCGACAGCACCGCCTTCATCAGCGATGACACGGACGTATGCGCGTCCGCCTGCCCCGCATCGAGCGGAACAAGCTTCATGCCTAGCTTATTCAGGACGCCGTTCGCGAACCGACCGTCCCACTTTTCGCAGCCACGCAGGAAGGCAACGACGCCCATCTCGGCCAAGCCGACACGATACTTTGCCGCTTGGTCATCGCTCTTGCCGAGGACAGCACCGAGGTCGTCGTCCGTCGCGCGATCCTCGTCCTTGATCGCGGCCAGGCTCTCGCCCAGCGTGTCGAGGAGCATCGAAGCGGAAATCGTGCGGTGTCGGCCGTGGATTGTCGGCTTGGTCATGGGTTAGACGCTCCATCATGGACACGCGCAACAGTTTCGGAGCCGCCGCGGGAGGGGAGACACACGGCGGCTCCGTCGCGCGAGCGGGCGGGCTCGGCGAAGGGGGTGGGGTTGCGACGACGAAGCTCGGCGAACAGATCGTCGGTCGAGATGCTGGCGAGCGGGTTCACCGGAACCGCGAACACGTTGCGGGTGTGACCCGGTCCGCGATAAGCGAGGCCAGCCCGGATCAGCTTGTCGACCAGCGTGTGAAGATAGCCGCGCGATCCCGAGCCGATCGCCGCCGCCATCTCGTCGTAGCTCGCACCGACCGGCGGCGGGTTGTCCCGCAAGAACGCGAGGAGCTTGGCCTGTTGACGGGTCACGCGGCCGCTCTTCCCGCATCAGCGGCGGGGGTCCGGGGCGGCGTCTTTGCGGCGATACGTTCGAGCGCGGCAATGTCGGCATCCGATAGGTGCGCGATCGGCCCGAACTTCCGTCCCGTGCGGCGATAGATCGTGATGGCGAGCGCCTGCGATGGGTCGCGCCGCTTCTTTGGATGCTCGCTCAAAAGCTGGCTGGCGTAGGAGATGCTGATGCCGGCGGCGGCAGCGAACTCGGCGAGTTTCGGCTTGGCTTCCATGTCGCATCGTTCGCAGATTGCGAATGTTTATGCAAGTGTCGAATTTCGCAGAACCGATAACGACGGCGGAAATAGGATTTCGCATCCTGCGTACATGGATGACGCAGACGATAAAAACGGCGGCCCGAACCACCTCCGGGCATGGCGCATTTTCAGGAAGATGAACGGTGCCGACCTTGCGAAGGCATTGGAGATCACGCCCGGCATGGTGAGCGACTTGGAGAACAGCAAAAGGGGGCTGTCAGCCAAGTGGTTGCGGCGGCTCGCACCGGTCCTGAAAACGACGCCTGGGCTGCTGCTCGATCACGACCCCAGGTCGCTCGACAGCGACGTACTGGAAATTTGGATCGCGGCGGGCCTGCGCGAGCGCGAGCAGATCGTCGGCGCAGCGCGAGCGATCGTCAGGACGGGCACCGGCGGGTGAACGACCTAGAGGAACGTATCGCCGAGTTGGAAGGTCGGTTAGCGGATTACACGCACGATATGAAGGCCGCGGTCGAGCAGCGTCACGATGCAAGCATGCGTGCCGCCCACGAATTGAGAGATTGGGCCTATGGGATCGGCATTCCGGTCGCGCTGGGCTACTTGGTAGTGCGACAGGTTGGGAACAATCTCGTCGGCTTGGGTGCCGGTTTCGCAGCGTTCGTGATCGTCTTTTGGCTGTATGCGCGCAACACGGACAGCAAAGATCGGTTCGCAGCATCACGCCTCGACCGCATACCTGTCATTCGGCAGCGTGATCGCGGGCCTTTAGGGTAGGTTCCCCTCCCGCCTGACCGCATTGCGAACTCCGGCTAACTGCCACGTTCGCAGATTGCGAAAATAGTTCTTGCCTTGCCATTCGCAATATGCGAACACCCTCTCCAACGCCGTACCCCACGGCTCGGAGACAGACGGTGGCAAGCAGGACCCAAGGAACCCGGCGCTACAACCCACAGAGCGATACGGACGTGCGCTCTCGCTTGCTCCGCGTGGCAGACGATCTGGTCGCGCTGGCACGTCTCGGCATTCAGCCGACTGTCAACGTGCGCGAATACGATGACCAGGAGCCATACTTCTTCGTCGCCGCTTTTGGCTTCGGCGAACACGGCAACATCCACGGCTGCGCTTCGACGATCGACGGTGCCCTGAAAGAGCTGAACGGTCGCATCCTCGCAGACGCGCTCGAAGCCCAGCAGGTGGCAGCGTGACCGCCCCCTCCCAGCCGGCGATGGCAACGGCAGAGAGGGGTTGGACGGCGGGGCCTTGGGCTTGGTTCGGCAACGCGAAGAACAACGAAATCTACCTGGCGACGGTTGATCGCGGGCGGCGCTACGTCATGGGCTTCTCGCGTTGGGGAATGCGAGGCGCACAGCCCAGCTTCCAGCCCAGCGACCGTGGCCTCGTCGAGGCCAGCAACCTCCTGACGTTCGAAGTCGGCAACCGCGATGTCGTCGGTGTCGAGCAGGCGAAGGCTGACGAGAGTGTCTATCGCCTCGACATCAACGGCATTGCTTGTGCGGACGCCCACCTGATCGCCGCCGCGCCATGTCTGGCAGACTTCGTTCAAGAGCACGACGCTTACATGCTCGCGTCCGGCTATTCAGGCCCTGACGATCCGGCTTTGCATCCGGGCGCTGCCGAGAACTGGCGCAAGTGCCGCGCCGCCCTCGCCCGCGCAAACCCCGCCGCGAAGGCTGATGGAGGCGAGGCATGAGCGCCGATCGCGTCCGGGCCGCACTTCAGGCAAAGATCGCGAAGCACGGTCACAACCGTTGGTGCGAAGCGAACAAAGTCAGCAGCAGCCATGCCAGCGAGTTTCTGACCGGACGCCGCTTGCCGACCACCGACATTCTGGATGCACTCGGTTTCGAGTGGCGGATTGTCCGTAAGCGGACACCAACCGCCAAGGCGCGGGAGGCCGCACGATGAGCGACCTCGCCGCCCTCTTCACCTCGCACCGCGCCAAGCTGAACGAGGTGATCGCGACCCGGTCGTCTGACCGCATCCGCGCCGGCATCCTCGTGGATCTCGCCAAGCAAGCCCGCCGCCTGCTCGCATCGATCGCGCACGATGAGCGCAATTCGGTGGACGGCCCGTTCAGCACGGCCGGCAAGTGGGGTCCGAACGGCTGCGGCCCGAAAGTGGACGACCTGCTGTCGAGCGCTCGGTTTCATGGGCGGGTCAGGCCAAGCCTCACCGTCGAGCCCGCGGGCGACTGCAATTTCACGAGACATAGCAACAGGAAGGATGCGGCGTAATGGGATACAACACGGCAATGATCGTGCTGAACGACGGCATGGATACGCTGAAAAGCGATCCCGATGTCGGCGAGAAGCTCTATCGCGGCATACTCGCCGCAGGTCATCGGCAGACGCGCAACGGGGCAGACAGCCACACTGTTTCGCTCGGCAACCACTGCAATCCGGTCGCGATCTTGCCTTCGCAACATGCCGATACGCTTCAGATCGTTGCGATCGGCGCAAATTCGATCCGGCCTCTCGCTTACTGCCACTGGCAGGATGACGACGAGCAGGTGCTTCGCAAGCTCGCCGAGCATCTCGGGTTCACGGTTCGCCGCAAACCGACGCGGGTGGCAGCATGAACGCGCCCACCACCAACCTTCACGCGATCGGCTCGCGATACGACACGGCCGACTGCCAGGTCCGCACCGCCGCGAACGACGATGCTTACGCGGCGGCTGACGATGCGCGCTGCCAGGCCGAGCGCGAGTTCCGGGCCGAGCTGGAGCGCGTCACCGGCATGCCGTTCAGCGACATCCTGCGGAGGATCGCATGACCCTGAACCCCAGCAACCCGCCCGCGCAGGGCAACCATCACGCGAACGACCAGCTCTGGTTCGAGCAGCCCCGCCGCCGTGACCCGCGTGGTCGGTACGTCGGCAACGACCGCGACGGCTACGAGGTCGGCGGCGGATTGCGCACGGCATGGGCGGCCTACTGCGCCGAGCCATGGTATTGGAGGGCGATCTACATCTGCGGGATCGCGGGTGCGGCTGAGGCTGTGCTGGCGGTGTTGGATGGGGCGGGGTGGCTGTGACCATCACCTACCACGACCAGTTCGAGCAAGGCTCGCAGCAATGGCTCGACGCCCGCTGCGGTTTGCTCACCGCGTCCGAGATGAAGCTGATCGTCACGCCGACACTCAAGGCCGCGTCGAACGACAAGGAGCGCGCGCACCTGTACGAACTGCTCGCCCAGCGCATCACTCGCTACGTCGAGCCGCATTACATCAGCGACGATATGCTGCGGGGCCATGTCGAGGAAGTGACGGCGCGCGAGCTCTACACCGAGCGGTACGCGCCGGTGCGTGAAGTCGGCTTCGTCACGAACGACCGCTGGGGGTTTACGCTCGGCTGCTCGCCGGATGGGATTGTCGGTGACGCGGGCCTGATCGAGTGTAAGTCGCGCCGGCAGAAGTTCCAGGTTCAGACGATCGTCGAGTGCATCGGCACCGAGCATTGCCCGTCCGACTTCATGATCCAGGTCCAAACCGCGCTGCTCGTCACAGAGCGCGAGTGGTGCGACTTCATCAGCTACTCCGGCGGGCTGCCGATGGCGGTGGTCCGCGTCCATCCCGACGACGCCGTGCAGGGCGCGATCATCGAAGCCTCCGCAGCCTTCGAGGCGCGGCTTGCCGACAAGCTGGCGCGGTTCACCGAACTCGCCGCCGACCTCATTCCGACCGAGCGAACGGTCGAACAGGAGATGTTCGTATGAACGACATGAGCGGCGTCATCATCGCCAAGTCCGACCAGATCAACGCCGACGACCTGATCGCAGGCCCTCGCACGATCACCGTCACCGCGGTCAAGATCACGGCCGGGACGGAGCAGCCGGTCGCCATCAGCTTCGAGGGTGACAACAAGGTCTGGCGTCCGTGCAAGACGGCATCGCGCGTTCTCGTCGGCGCATGGGGCGCGGACGCGAAGGCGTACGTCGGCCGGTCGTTGACCCTCTACCGCGACCCGACCGTCAAGTGGGGCGGCATGGAAGTCGGCGGCATCCGCATCAGCCACATGTCGCACCTCGAACGTGACCTCAGCCTGGCGGTGATGGAGAAGAAGGGCAGCCGCAAGATGATCACGGTGCGCAAGCTGGCAGAACAGCCCGCTGCCAAGCCGACATCCACCGGACGCACTCCCGAGCAGATGGTCGAAGCGTTCATCGCCAAGGTCAATGAATGCACCGATCACGACGCGCTCGCCGACCTCCAGAACGGATCGCAGAACTTCCTCTCGCGCATGATGGCACAGCATCCCGACCTGCATAAACGCGCGATTGCCGCCCTCGTCACCCGCGCGGAAGAGATGAGCAACGACCCGCCGCGCACGAACGACGACCACGGCGACCAGTTCGACGGCACCGAGGATGCGTTCGGCCTGCGCCCGGTGTCCGCATGACCGCCCCGACCGACCCCGCAACGGTGGCGGGGAAGCTGACGAAGGCGCAGCGGGAGCGGGTACTGCGCGCCATTTTCCGTGAGAAGGATGGCGCTTGGTGGCCAGAGGGTTGGTACGTCGGTGGCGATAAGCGTATCCGGCGCGCGCTCTGCCAGAAGGGCATCATCCGCGATTATCTGCGGTATTCGTACCCGCTCACCCCGCTCGGCCTAGCCGTCCGCTCCCACCTCCTCTCCGACGCTGGTGAGGGGGATGGGCGGTGAGCAAGGCGAGGCAGCAGCGCGCGAACGTGAAGCAGCGCAAGGCCAAGTCTCGGGCGCTACATGAGCAGCAGTTCGGCAGTTACGCCAAGAAGAAGGCTGCTCGACAATCTGCCGTCGTCTTTCACCGGCCGCCAAACATCGGCACGAGTGCTGCACTGAGCTTGGCTGCAATGGAGCGGCTGATTGCTCAGTGGGACGGGCCTTCCGACGAGCCGTTTACTTTGAGGTATCGCCCATGACCCCCGTTCACACCCCCAACCCGGATACATTGCGTGCTTTGGCGGAGCGGTGGCAACAGTCCATCGGCGCTGATCTTCAACTAGACGGTGACATCCATGAGGCCTTGTTCGGCGCACTGACCGGCAAGGAACTCGGCCTGTCACCTAAGGTATGGGAGCAGCGCTATTACAATGATCCGGACGAGCCGAACTTAGCATCGCCAGTCCCGCTTCCGTTCACCACCGACTTGTCGGCAGCAGAACGCGCGCTACCCGGTCCGGACTGGCCGGAGTATCAGATCACCC